GTGGCATAGGCACAGATAACATAAAGAACATATGTAAAGAATAAGTTGGTTTTAAACCAAAGGATGAAGAGGCTTGTACTATATGGCTAACTTTCTGAAGTGGTTCAGGCAGTTGGGAAAGGATCATATTAGATATATGTTCCACGTGGAGCTTTGTTAATGCTCCATTGTTTGAGGTGACTCCGAAAGCCATTTGAGGTAGCGACAAGTTGTCTATATCTAATACCAACAAATCACTGTAGGCATTACGATCTGTCTTGCCTTTTCTGGATTCGTCTTCTAATTCTTTTTTGAGAGAGCCTTTGAGTAAACAATGGCCTTTGGTCGATTGGTCTTTAAGTAATTCAAATAGTTCATCAATTGTTTGTATTTCGAAATGGTGGCTACTTACTTCTTTAACTAAAGGGTATGGTTTAGAACCATCCTTACTGAAAGTTTTGGACAGCGACAGTCCATTACTCGCAGATAAAAAGTTTAACTGCATTCCATCCTCCTAAATTAAACGCGGCTGTGGATCTTAGCGTTGGTCGTTTGTTGGGTCAACTCTTTGTCGTTCAAGTCGTTCAATCTTTACTTCTTCAGGAGCTTCGAAGAGTAGACGTACTTGATTTCTATCTATACGAGCGACAGTAATTAAGACAACTGTATCTTCATCTAATTGTACAGTTACCTGGTCATCACGCTTTCGAGTTAAGACTAGTCGGCTCATTTATTTACTATAGCACTTATCCCATCCACCTTCTGCATCTAAAGGTAAGCCTAATGCCCAAGAAGGTGATTGTGTCATGGTAAATAACATGCTATCCAATTTCTTTTCTGGGTTGTTTTCATCTCCAATGGCAATGATCTCATCATGGACTGTAAGCACAACTTCGAATTCTTCTCTCTTTTGTATCTCTAGCATTTGATCGCATATAACTATTCTTGCTAGAGCCTGGATAATATTCTCTGTGATTTTCCCACCATATGTGTATTCAGTTTTCTTATTAGATAAGTATTGTAGTTTGCCATCGGGTAGGAGTTGGAGGTTATGGTATTTCAGGGCCATACCATTAGGTAATAGTATTGAATTAGGTGCAGCTTCCAGGCACTTATAGGTGTAACTAAAGCGATCTCCCTTCTGCAAACTTAGAGCTTGTCTCAGGATGCGCTCTGCCCTTTCCCAAAGTGCCGGGATAGCTGCGTATGTGCTACGGTAAGTATTTACTGCCGATAAACACTCTTCAAAGGGAAGCTCAATTCCAGCCGCTTTTAGTGTGGCTTTAAATTTATGCGCCCCCATTCCGTAGCCCAAACCTAGAATAGCAGTTTTTCCAACGAAGCGTTCTGTCTCATTTTCTTTTGTGATAGTTCGTCCATACAAATTACTTGCGAACGAAGAATATACATCTGCTCCATGTTCATAGAGTTCTATTAGATTATCCTGGTTAGCCAACCAAGCTAACATCCTTGACTCAATGTTAGATAGATCAGCTACATACATTAGTTTCCCTTCCGGTGCTTCAAGTACTTTACGTAACTCACTGTTTCTCGGTAGGTTTTGTAGGTTTATCTTTTCAGTACCTCCAAATCTACCTGTATGTGCTGCATAGTATTTAAGAGGGGCGGGGATACAGCCCTCGGCATTAGCGCTATCGATAAAGCGTTGTGCTCGTGTCTCATTGAGACGACTTTTAACTGCTTCTCGTCCAGCAAACACATGGGCATACTCTGGGTGTTGCTGTTGCCATTGCCGATAGGCTGCATCGTTTTTACCAAAGGCAGGGATGGTCTTGCCTGTGGTAGGACTGGTCTTGGTTGGTATGACCAGCCCCTCCCCTTCCGCCCAAGCGGAAAACTTTTGATTACTTGCGAGTACATCGCGTTCTAATCCAGAAGCTTCGATAGCTTCTTTACTTTTTCTTTTTTCGTTTTCAAGAAATTGCTGTGTCTTTGGTATGTTAACTTTGATCTTGGGTTCACAGAACATACGAGTTGTCATGTCAATGATCTCGTATTCTTTTTCAGGTAACTCCAGGCACAACTTCATGTATATTGCATATGTTAGGTCAACGTCTTGTATGCAGTAGCCAGCAAGTGCTTCTTCAATGTCGGGAGGTAGATCATAAATACCTTTTGCATTTATAAGTTCTTCGCCTTTACGCATTGTAAAATCATCTGGGAAACATCTTTCTGCTGTGTGTTTTAGACTGGCGGATTGCCCAGGCCAAAGGCCCCTTGCCATAGCAGCAGTGTCTAAATAATAGTTAGGTTTGTGCCCATATAATTGAGTCAATAAGTAACCATCGAATGGTGTGTTGTGGCACAGTAAGTGTGCTTCTTCCCAATCTATATCGTTAAGCCCTACTTCTACTTCGTTCTCGTCAAACCATTCTGTTTCTTCGCCTTCGATTTTTATACCAACTCCCCACACTTTGAACAGTGGGTCCTTGATATACTCCATCACAGTAAGTTTTGTTAGGGAAACTTTGGTATCAAAGTAGGTTTCAAAATCGAGGGTTATCAACATCTTGTTGTTCCTTAGCATCTTGCTCTTGCCGATCAGCGTATACACTCGCTTCGATCTGCTGGAAGTTTTTGACTATGTCGTCATGTAGATCTGGCATTCTACTTTTTAACCATACAAATGTGTACTGCAGTTTTTCGTACGAGTTAAAGTCCTGGTTGAGATGTGATTCGATCTTCTTGGATTGCTCCAAGTATTCTTTTTTATCCATTAGTAATCCGACCTCCAGTATTCATTGTTGTAATCAGGGTCACGAACAGTTGTACGATTTATATCGTCACTTAGTGTGTAATCCTCTTCTCTGTAATTTAAGTCAAAGCTCTGAACAGTTAGTCCTTCATCAGCTCCTCTGTCGAAATACACTCTTATGCAGTCATCGTGTACTTCCCACTCTTCTACTTCATCTGGTGTTAAGCCGTCGGGAAGGATTATTTCGGTAGTGCAGTAAGCTGTAACTTCATGCTCTACTATAATAGTGCTAGATCTATTAGGTCTTTGCTCAGTAGTGCGGTTAAAAAATGGTTCTTTTGTTCGTTGAGAAGGCATGAATGTAGATTCGCAATCAGGACATACTAAAAATCCATCCTTCTTATTTACGAACGTATCCATGTCACACTCGATAAACATTTCTCCCATGTCGTAACCACATTCATGGCACATCCATTCTGTTGTTGGTTGTTTGGCTATTGTTCTACCCACATCCACCTCCTGTATGGAAACTTTTTGATTTTAACTAATTCAAGTTTTTGATGTCGCATCGTGCGTTTCATAATGAACAGTACAATAGATACGATTAGTCCACCGAATAATGCCGCCATCATTCCACTAAACGTACCGGCTAATGCAAGCATTAATAATGCAGTAATAACTATGTCAAAAAATATGTCGTAGTTTATTACTCTTCGTACACCAAATTTAAATAATAGGAATAACATTCCTGTTGCTGCTACAAGGCCAGCCGTTATCATTGTTTAGCCTCCTGTTCCATTGGAGTTAATAGTTGGTCCATCCTCTCTAATAGGGATTGGATGTTTGTGAATATCTCCAGGAGTTTCGTTGCTTCCTCCTCGTCCATCGTCAGCTTCAGTTCTAATTGTTTCATCTTTAACATCCTCAATTATTTTTCGTATAGTCAGAAATGTGACTATGAATTCGACTAGCTTCATAAACATATTTAACCTGCTTGTTGTTCTGAGTCTTCAAGTTGGCGATTAAATTCCGCCGCACTCCGAGTTTGTCGGTCTCTGTCCCACCATCTTTTCCAATGGCATCCTGCACCGTCTTGCGAATCGACTTGCTTAATGAACAATTCAAGGACTGTTATTGCTAAAGGTATGTCGAGTTCTGTGATGGCCTCTGCTATGGGAGCATCGAAGTCTCCGAAACAAGGTCGTGTTATATTTGTTTGATGAGGATGTAATTGACCTCGTGATACATAACCAGCTATACGATCTGTACTATTTACAGCTCGGAACCTAACTTCAGTACTTCCATAAGGTAGGCGTGTCATATCAACATACATTTCAGGTATGTTGATAAAGACTTCTTCACCGAATTCTTCAATGGGGTAGCGTTCCCTGTCTAAGTTATTCACAAGTGCTCTAGTAGCTTTTGTTTTGATAGAGAATTTGTATCTTGAAGCGTTGTTGTATTCGTTCTCGAACTCTCTTATTTTGAGAGAGCCTGGGATATACAGTTCACTGTTGCGTAAGTTATGGTCCCAAATGTCCAGTGAATAGATAGTTGAATTCCGATTCTTTATTTCCAGACGGTCGATTTGATTTCGTAGATGGAATATTTTTTGTTTGCTGTTGGTAAGGTTCTCTTCTTCTCGAGCTATTCTATTCATCACGTGTTGTTCAGCATCTTCTATGGTGTCAAGAGTCCGCCTTAAAGTTGCCTCTAGTCCTTCAACTCCGTACTTATCTCCTCCTGCTAGCTTAGCTATGACCCAAGAAGTAGCAGGGTTCTTCTTGTGTAGCCTAGCTGCTTTTACTTGGCGTCGTGTTTTGGCCAGTTCGATTCGATATCTTCGTGCGTCGTTATACGCTCGTTCTGCTATGCTTTCCTGAGTACAAAGTGTATCGCTTGCTTGAGCAATAGCCTCTGTATAAGGATGTACTTCAAGCGTCTTTATTAATTTACCAGGCATTAGCTGTTACCTCCTGTTAGGTGGTGTTGTCTGTTGTATTCTGATTCCAGAGTTTCTCTTTCTTCAATGTCCATGCCGTCTAACTCTTCTTGAGTTAGTTGAATGACGTCTCCGTCTACAGGATTTCTATAGACTAATTCATCAGTTCGGTACGGATCGTCCCAGTAACTACCGTAGTAATCTTCTGTAGACAGAAGAGAAGGAGTGGGCTGTCTGTTGTTGAAGCTTAGGCTTATCTGCTGCCCCAGCGCAGGCTTTTTTATGGGAGACATGTAACTCTTTGTTTGCTTTACGTTTTTCTTTATGAGTTTGTCTAACCTATCACTGAAGTTCTTATCTATAGGCAACGGCATAGGTCCGTTCCATACACATTGATGGGCACAGTTGTTATCTACATCGTATATATCAACCTTGGAGTGCCCGTGTTTGTTGTATATGCCACGAATAAATAACTTGCAGCCATTGTCCAGGAACTCTTCCACTTGTACTTCGTCCTGGGTCGAGGGGCTAACGCCCATGTTTACATGTGAATGTCCCCAATAGATAAGCTTCTCTGATTCTTTACCTGATTCTTCCAGCTCAACAGCTAGATCACATAAAGTTTCAGCAGCTATATCTGTCTCGGCTCCATTTACCTTTTGTTCAGGTATATAGATATCCGTTATGGTGAATGAAACAACTTCGTCTTTGTCGTTTGTTTCGGTTTCGACAAGTCCAAGCCAACCAACTTCTGTAGATACAGAGTCTACAAGGTATCGAATCGTTGCCCAGGCAGTGTCTGTGTAAAACACTTTAGGAGGCTTCGGGTATTCGTATTCAAAAAGTTGTTCGGTCTCTGGACTGTCGGATGTGGTATCAAAACTTGCTGATTTTGATTTCATGTATTGTGTGTAGCTCATATCTGGTCCTTAGTCGAGAACATCATGGGTTTAAAGAACACATCTAATTGAGCTGTGGCACACCCGTCATCTAATAGGAAGTTCATGAACTCCCATACTGCTAGATTTGCAATGAGTGATGCAGTGGCTCCAACAGATATGCTGGTTCCACAAGGAGACATCTCTCCTTCATCGTCACTGATTAACGAGTCATACCACCTCTGCAATTGAATGCTGTTTATAGGGGAGAAGTGATATACATTTCCATGCGTTGATGCCATGCGTGTCTCAAAGATTTGAAACAACTCACTATCCGCCCCTGTTGATTGTGCACTTACGATTTGTCTACGTGACTTCATCGTGTCAGTGAGCAAGAAAAGAAAGCCATTAAACTTTCTTTGGTCAACTCGTTCGTTAATGAATTGCATTGGCAATTGATCTTCGGCAATACCTAGTTTCATAGAAGCTAGATGTTTAAGTGCCTGGATCTTAGGCATACCTATGTGTTGATGTAGATATGCCTGGTTAGCGAGGTTATGTCCTTCTACTTTATCGTAGTCGTACACACTGATGTTGGTCAGACCAAGTTCAATGAGTGACATAAACACTCTTGACCCAGTAGCACCTGCACCAATGATATGTATGGGGTAGTTGTTGTAGTCATCGGCACGGAATACAGAGTCGTGTCGGATGGTCGAGATTAAACTCATAGATCCTCCATAGTTAAGGGTTGTAGGGAAACCTTCTCCGCACAGAAGAAAGAAAAATTGGATTACCTGTGCTACACGACTATGTAGGAGCCGAAGGGGTAGCCAGGCTAGTCTAACTTCTGTACGAAGAAGGCGATTCCCATGCATCTAGCAATAGAGGGAGATGAAACCTCTATGCATGGGAAAAGAGACGGTACGGTCAGGTCTTAGTTACCCTTGGCACCTTGCGAGATAACTACTCGGTCTCCATCAGTCAGGGTATAACCCTGTTCGACGGTTTCAGCGCCGACTTTGATGGCTTCCGAACCAGTTGGCTCGATGCTTGCTGCACTAAGTGCATCAGCAACGGAAGCCCCCGCAGACAGAGCAACCTCTGTCACCGCACCTGGAATGCGGATTACTTTGACGAATATCTCGTCCATATGACACCTCCTGTGTCTTGTGGCTGGTTGAAGAATTCATAACTAAATGCCACGGTTTAGCTACGAACATTCCTGTTGAGGAATTCTTTTGCATCATCTAAAGCATCTCTCATGTCCTGAGTCATTTCTTTTTCAGGCACATCAGCTGTGATTTGCATCACTACATCTGCTAGTCGCAGTATTGCTTGGCGTTTTATGCGCTCGTTGCTAGCAAGTGAGCTATCTGATGAATCTAGTTTGGTTTTAAAATACCAAAGCATGTATCCGAAAGGATTGTTTTGTTTAGTCATGGTCACCTCTAGATTTTGTGCTGTCGTTTTTTGTTTGCTACTACAGATACAAGTTCTGCAGTACGCGGGAAATGATTTTGTATATCAGAGAGTGCTACGGAGTTAAGTGTTTTTCGTTCGCATCCTTCGTCTGTTTTGAACACTACTTCAACGTCGAAGAGTCCTCTTTCCATTGTCATCTCCTTGGGTTGTTGTTCGGAACTGCCCCGTTGCTGACCACAGGTGGGGCTGACCTGTAGAACGAGTGACTAGCTCGCTCTGAGAACTAAGAGTTTGGAGCGTTTCAGTCCAAAACTTTCTTGACCACGTCCTCAAGTTTCTTTGGTCCAGTATTCTTTGTACATTGTCTATGCGTTTTTGTTGGTTAGATGTCATAACTTTCTTTCTCCCAATGATCGTAAGCTTCATCTGGTGTTACGAAGGTTATTAACCTTTTCAGATAATCTAAATGTACCCATGGTTCAGTAATATCTCCAGTCTCTATTGCTGTGCCTAGGCACAACGCTTTGCCTGGTATGGGATCCGCCTTATGCTCAAGCACGAAGAAGTGTTGGTTCTCTCTATAGAGTCCTTCGTCTTCAATGTATAGAGTGTCCCAGTTACTGTTGATAACACACCCTTCTACTCGCTCGAATCCTAATGCTTGGTGTATGTCTTCCAGCTTGCAGTCAGCTGGCATGAGTATCGTGTCGATGGTTCTTTGGCTAGGGTCTATTAGAAATGCTTTCATTTCTTACCTCCCGTTGGGTTTTTGCTAGGACTCAAGATCATTTTTGTGGCATGGAATCCAGGCTTTGGTCTTTTGGTCAGACCAAATAATTTTTTCTTGACGTTCAAAGGTCTGTCGGCACTTACCCCGCCAGGGATTCTCTTTATTTTTCCTCCCTTTTTAATGAACTCTTTGACTTGCTTGTCGATGTCGTCAGAGTTCATTGCCTGCCTTCTTTATTTAGTATCATGGATAGGACTTGAGTACGACTTAACTGTATGCCAAGTTCCTTTTCTTTTTCGTTTCTGACCGCATCAAATTTTGCCCTTAAATCTTCGTTCATGGCTATATGAAACCTGTCGTTTTCACTTACTTCGTGTCTTGGTCGTCCTGGTCTAGGCATTTTTAGTCTCCATCCATTGTCTAAGGTCATTGGTATCTGGGGCACATCGTAAGAACTTTTCCAATGCCCCCCAGCTGTCACATGTGAACTTCACAACTACTAAGTTGTCTGCTGAAGTTCCTCCGCGTGGGTCATACAATATTTCTGCTTGATCCAACGCATCGATTGCCTGGTCGATGTTCTGAAAGTCGTCCATGTTTAGGTACAGTCCTGACATTCTCAGCCTCCTTTGTTTGTTAATGTCAATAATTTTCGTGTTCAAACACTGTTTTTCGTGTTCAAACACTGAGTGTCTACTCAATGTTGGGTACGGTACGGCACAACGTATCTCCTTCTGGGGAAAAAAATAGAGACTCTCAACAACCTAAGTCGTCGAGAGTCTCGTTGGGCTAGGGCCTATCCGTTATGCTCAGCCTTCAAGGTACGTAGGTGCGCAAGAACATTGGATGGCTTCGCTGCATTGAGCTGCTCTGCTATCTCGTTCATGTGGATCTCTGCATCTCCGTACGAGTCTGCTTGATGGACGTTCACCCACTCCCCGGACTCGCTGTCCTTGGATGATGGGTTGAAGAAGTGGAAGTTCCAGTCCCAGGTGATGTTCTGGTCTGGATCAAAGTTCATCATCATAGAGGTCAAGATGAAGAGCGAATTGTACTCTTCGGTGATAGTCTCTACGACATGCTCGGCTTCCATGCTGAATCCGAACTCTTCGACAATCTTCTCTGCCGGGTCAACTCCATAGATGGAAGACTCTGCGTCCATTGCCTTTCGATACCGCCGTGCTAACCAGCAGCTACGATCCATCAGTGTCTGGCAGAAGCTCAAGAACTGGATGGGTTTATACGATGGATTCTCATCGAACCCTGTCGAGAAAGCCTCGATGATCCGGTCCTCGATGTCTCCATCAAACTGGTTGATGTAGCGAGCCAGATTACCGAAGTAACCTTTGCTCTCGTTAGCAGTCAGTCGTTCGAACGCGATGTTTACGAATTGATAGGTCATGTGTTGGTACCTCCTGTACCTGTAGTTAAAAATATGTGAGCTAACTTATGCTAACTCACAAACGAAACCGACTCTTACGCCCGACTTTGGAGGGCGAGTGTGTCAAGTCTCAGTTCCTTCTCGTCTGGTGCTTCGAAGCTGAACACTTCATCGAACCAAACGGTGTCGGATACTAGCTCATCGTTATCGAAGTACGCTTTGGTATCGTCTTCGGGTGCGACCCAAGAGGGTCTGTTGAAATCTAATTCTTCAGGGTCAGCCTGATTCTTATAAGGGTAGGTCATTTACACTCCCGTAGTAGTCTTTTGTTTAAGGTCCTTTGCTTAGTTTTACGAATCTTTTTGTTGACTCGCTTCTCTCCCAAGCTGAGAGATTCGATGCTATGCCTGATCTCTTTCATCCTTACCTCCTCGTAGTCGGAACCAGATAATAACACCACCTACTAGTAGTAGGATTGTGGATATGTAGAAGGCTGCTGTTAATAGCCCAGCTAATACAGGTAGTAACAGTACTGCTACTGCTACTACCGCTGCGAACATGAGTATTTGTTTCATCGTCTCGCTTCCCTCGACTCAGTTAGTTTAGCTACACCAAATGTTGTACCGATCAGGAGCATGACCGGGAATACAAACATACCAAGTACAGTCACTATTACTTCGAATATGTTAGCTGCTCCTTGTATGTCAGCAGGTAGTATGGGTGATTGCATACCTATTTGTATGCCAATGAGTAGGGTTAAGGCTGATATTAGCCAGACACCTACGAGTAGGGTTAAGACACCAAGGTCTATGTATGTATATCTTTTAAGTCTCATGTTCGGTCTCCAAATTCTTGCTTGGCCCAGTCGATATGCTTAGATATATCAACAAGTGAGGGCCAAGTGGTTGTGTCATGTGCCATTAGTTTCAATACATCTTGTATTGTTGTGGCGGATTGTCCTACTCGCAGCCATGTGCGGATACGAGTAGGGGTTAGGTAGTAATACGCAATGATGAATGCGTAACGTAGTCGTACGGTCATAGTCATCTCCGGTTAGTGTAATCTGCAAGGCTCATCTGCGTAGTACGATATGTCGCACACTTCACAGTATGCTTCGTCTTCTTGAGCCTCCTTAATTAGTTTAGCTTGGTCGTCTTTGCGCTTTTGTTCTCTAGCGCGTTGCTTTATTTTGTTCGCAAGCTTTTCAAACGAGTCTTTGTCGTAAGGGTAAAACCCTTTAGTTCTGTTGGTCATGTTGCCCTCCTTAGGCAGATTGTGTGTCAGATATGGTCATGTGTGTCAGATTCTTTAGCCTGTGTGTCAGATTGTGTGACAGGTAGAAAAGGATCTAAGTTATTGATTCATAAATGAATAGTTAAATGTGTGTCATGTGTGTCAGGTTATTTAAGGTTCTCTAAAAAAGAACTATTAATCTTTGTCTAAGGTCTATTGTAAAACAAAGGTTGATTTACCTGGCACACATGGCACACAAGGTTAAGATGTAAGCAATTGTTTAAGGAAATCAAAAGCTTAGGTGTGTGTCAGATTCTAAAGTAGCAGTTGGCACACACGTGTCACACACGGCACACGCATGGCGTTGGTGATTGTTGGGGAAGAGCACCTCGTTAAGGCACAAGGAGCACTACGTTCCCCCAGAAAAAGAAAAAAATGAGGGGCTTTCGCCCCCCGGCCCTGCTAGTAGCGATGGTTGATGTATGAGTCTGCGTCTACGATTGCAGAGATTGCTGTTGAGTCTTCGATAGATTCGATTGAGTCGTCCATGTCCATTACCATGATGGTTATGAGGCCTACCATGATGTCGGATGGATTTTCTTTGGCGTATTTTAGTGCTTGGTTGCCGTATGTTTTGGCGGTGTCCATGTTGAGGTCGATGTCTTTTAGCTTTGTCTTTGCTTGGTGTAGTGCTGTTTGGGCTTTTGCTTTTAGTTCGTTGAGTTTCATTGGTTATTCTCCTTCGCATATGTAGATGTTTTGGTACGCTTGGTGTTGGCAGTTTAGATCTGCTGGTATGTCCTGAGACTGTAGGTCGTGGTTGGTTAGTGCTGCGAATATCTGAGTACTAAATACTACGATTGCTATTAAAGTTATGATGATAACGGGCTTAGGTATGTCGTTGAACATGTGATTACTCTCCTGAGTAGATTGAAGTTATTGTTGCCATCGCTGTTGGGCGAGGAGTGAATGCCTTACCGGAGTAGACATTGTAGATTGCTAGCATTGTTGCTGCGGTGTTGACCTTGTCTTTGGGTGAGGTCTTAGTAACCTTGGTCCATTTGGTGGTGTTGATAGTTCCGTGCTGTTTGATCTCGTGCATTAGTTTGGCCGTGGCTTTTGGGTTGGCCGTTAACTTGTTGAGCTTGTAGATGTTTCCGCTCTTGGATGTTGCGTAGATCTGAAGGGGGTTGAGGTTGCCGTACTTAACGCCGACGATTTGTGCTTGTGCCATGATTGGCTCCTTTTGTTTAAGATGCATATATAACCGACTCTTCGAGCGACCTTGGAGCGAGTGGTTAGAAGGATGCTTTCTAATACAAGGTTCCTGTCTCTGATTCGGAAACAAGGTTCCAGTGTGGGATCCCGGGGATGGGGGGTGGCTGGTGGTCGAGGGGGGAGATGATGCCTCAGTGATTCTGAAATATTTTTTCAAATTTTTTTCTAAAATTTTTCTGAGTGGCCGTCCGTGACCAGCACTTTTACATTTAAACTAGTCTTATAGGTATATCTATATCCATTTAATAAAAAGTAGTGGGCAGGGCGGCCAGAGGGGGCACTTGTGATTGGGTAGCACAACCTATACTATTCCGCAATGAGCTATAGCAAAATGTTATCTATCGATGGCCTGGAGTTCGCAATACTTGGGACAGGTCATAGGGGCGAAGGACCCGAAGTATTAGTTTACGACGGTTATCAAGTTGAAGAACTATGTTCTTTAGAGGAGTACCGAGAAGAATTGGAGGGTGCAGGGTTATTACACATGGCACCTATATTCGTTTACCTAGACGACACTGTGCGGGACGAAATTGGCGGAACCAGAGAAAGAAACCGAACCATCCACTGACGTATTAGAGTTCCAATCTCATATGCCCTACATGGGCCTGAGTCTTGGGGACTTAACAGTACAACAAGAAAAACTGGTAATGCTGGTTTTGAGCGGGATGAGTATCGCTGCCGCTGGACGAGGAGCAGGGTACTCCAACACTAACGCTGTTTACGATGCGATCAAAAGGCCCAAAGTTTCCCAGGCCCTGGAATATTTTCGTGAGCAGATGAGAGAGGATGTTAAGTTCACTCGTTCTAATGCGCACCTTATGTATATGGATGCGTATCAAGCTTCGGCCACAGCTACTGAAATGAAGAACACTGTCGATAGCTTAGTTAAGCTGCATGGGTTAGGAACCCCCGACACTGCAACACAGGTTAATATCAATATAGACACTACCCCCAAACAGTTAGAAAGGATGTCTGACGAAGAACTATTAAAAATTGCTGGCAAGGACGCTGAATATTTAGAACCTGCATCTGATGGCTGAAGTATCCCAGATACAATGCAAGCGGTGCCATAACCTTCATCCTGAAACATTGTATTCAGGGAAAGATGGTTTTTGTGTATACTGCAAAGCGGATGAAGCCGATTCAATCCCTTCACCCGCACCAACTGTGGTGGAAGAAGATGTACCACAGCAAACCGTAGAAGATAAAGCACGAGCCGAGTTAGCCTTACGGTTCTTAACTCGCAAAAGGCTGCTGCCCTTTGTGGAAAGATTTAACGCAGATTACCAAGCAGGGTGGGTACATAAAGATGTTTGTAAGAGACTGGAAGAATTTAGTAGGAGAGTTGTGGCGAAAGAGTCGCCTCGACTTATGTTATTCCTTCCTCCAAGACACGGTAAGTCAACTTTGGCTTCGGTGGCGTTTCCAGCATGGCACCTCGGGCGTAATCCCCAACATGAATTTATTTCTTGTTCGTATTCAGGGTCATTGGCTATGGGATTTAGTCGTAAGGTTCGTGGACTCCTTAGGGAGCCAACCTATAAGACTGCATTTGAAACTCGGCTCGATCCTGAATCTCAGTCAGCGGAAGCTTGGCTTACTACTAATGGCGGCGGGTTTGTCGCTGCTGGTGTGGGCGGCGGTATCACTGGTAAAGGTGCTCATGTACTTGTTATCGATGACCCTGTAAAAAACCGTGAAGATGCCGAAAGTCAAAATAACCGAGACGCTAACTGGGATTGGTATACGTCTACAGCGTATACGAGGCTCGCTCCTGGAGGTGGGGTTCTGGTTATTCTTACTCGTTGGCATGATGATGATCTCGCAGGCCGGTTATTAAAAGCGACAACTGAGGGCGGCGATGAATGGGAAGTGGTTCGTTACCCTGCCCTTGCCGAAGAGCCAGAAGAGTTTAGAAAAGAAGGTGAAGCTCTTCACCCTGAACGCTATAGTTCTGAAGCCCTAGACCGTATACGAAAGGCGGTTGGCCCTAGAGATTGGTCAGCGTTATATCAACAAAATCCTGTGGCAGATGACGGTGAGTATTTCACCCGCGACATGATTCAATACTATGACCCTGAAGATGTTGATATGGATGAGATGCGTTACTACTGCGCGTGGGACTTAGCCATTGGTAAAAATGACCGCAACGACTATTCAGTCGGCATGGTTGTAGGTGTCAATGAGTTTGATGAGCTGTTCATTGTTGACGTCGTTCGTGGTAGATTTGACGGTTTTGAAATAGTAGAAAGAATTTTAGACCTATACGAAGAATGGAAACCTTCGATGATAGGCATTGAGAAAGGACATATCGAAATGGCCTTAGGGCCGTTTCTTGAAAAACGTGTACGGGAAAGAGGACTTTACGAAGCTTATATAAAAGATCTACGTACTGGGCGAAGAGACAAAGAAGCAAGGGCAAGGGCTATCCAAGGGAGGATGCAACAAGGCATGGTTTATTTCCCGCGCGATGCAATATTTACGGGGCCGTTAGTAGCTGAACTACTGCGGTTCCCCGGCGGTGTACACGATGACCAAGTGGACGCATTAGCGTGGCTTGGTTTAATGATGACAGAATTTGCGACCTACCAAGCGCCTGTTATTAGAGAACCTTCATGGAGGGATCGGTTGGACTATTTATCATCTTCTCCTAAAAATAAATCTGCGATGAGTGCGTAATGGCTAACTTATTTGACAGGTTGCTAAAGGATGTAGAGGTTAAATCTAGTACTGACTACGACCATTCTGAAACTAAATACGGGGAAGATTCTGATACAGGTAAACCTGTAATTTATGTTAACCCTGACCAGTATCCCGAAGGCAGCGCCAGTCGAGATAAAATGATTAAGGGCGAAGCATTACATTTATTAAAATTAAAGGAACCTAAGTTACATAAAGATTTGATGGATACCGCCCTAAAAGATCCTGAGTATATGAAGGCGGCCCGTCATTCTT